ATGGGACATATCTGTTTTTTTTTTACACTAAAGATAATCACAAACAAATAGTTTGGGGATTACATGAAATACATAAACCACCTACTTTAATTAGTCCACGTCCAGAACACATCCAAAACGACGACGAAATGAATAGGTGCATACTATCACATACTAATGAGGAACTTTATAACTTAATTAATTAATGCAGGACGAATACGAAAATATAAATTTTTGGAATAATGACTAAGATTCATAAATACTTTAATTTTGAACTCATGAAATGGATTGACGGGTATAAAATATTCGGTGTCTATTTTCTTAAATTAAGTCTTTATAAAGAAAAAACAAAATATATAATATCATTTAAATTACCATAATGGCAAACAATAAGTCAGTAGATTTCATAAACGCATTAGAAGATTACGCTAATGAATATATAAGAGAATGTTTAGCACACACTAAAGAGGTTGCAACAGGTTCAGGAAAGATAGTTGAAATACAAGAAAGGCATATACCTACAATAGCCTATTTCCTTAACGTATGGCTACCTTTATTAAAGTTTCATACAATTGCACGTAAAACTTATTATGCGTGGCGTAAAGGCGATTGTGAGCTTAAAAGTAACACTATAAAAAATATAGATGAGTTATTTCAGTCCTTAGCTGGCGATATAGTTGCTAATGAGGGTAAAGGAATATTCTATGCTAAGAATAAATTAGGTTGGTCGGATAAGATTGATTCAAATGTTAATACTTCAATTAGTGTTTTAAACTTAGACCCGTTAGATGATTCAAAAGACAACCTCCTTACTTAAGATAGCATCTTTAAAGAAAAGGATTAAAGTAATAAGAGGTGGGCAAGGTGCTGGTAAAACGATTTCAATATTAATACTATTGATTAATCACGCAGCATCAAAGCCTGATAAAGAAATACTGATACTATCGTCTGAGTTAACTAAGATGCGTTTAACGGTTATTAAAGACTTTGTTAAGCTAATGAGGTTAATAGGTATCTATGACGATTCACGTTTCTTAGCGGGTACTTTATATCGTTTTCCTAATGGTTCATTCATTAAGTTTATTGGATTAGATAAGTCCGATGTCGGTAAGGGTTTACGTTCCGATGTCGCTTACTTCAATGAGGTTAATAAAATAGACTTTGAAAGTTATAGGCAAGTAGCTTCACGTGCTGGCCAAGTCTATGCCGATTATAATCCTGATGCCGAATTTTACATTGACACTGATGTTGTTGGACGTCCCGACTGCGACTTCTTACAACTTACTTTCCAGGACAACGAGCTACTATCTGAAAACGAAAGGAGTGAAATTTTAAACTATTACACTAATGGCTATTATGAGAATGGCGAAGTAAAGAATAAGTATTGGGCTAATCTTTGGAATGTTTACGGATTAGGTAACATTGGTAACTTACAAGGCGTTATCTTTGAGAATTGGAATGAGGTTGATGCAATACCACCTAATGCCGAATTTATATCGTATGGTATGGATTGGGGGTTTACAAACGATCCAACTACTTTAATTGAATGTTACCGATACAATGGCGAACTTTACGTTAATGAGTTAATATATCAAACAGGTTTAACCAATAGCGACATAGTACTTAGAATGAATGAATTAGGCATTAATCGATATGCCGATATAATAGCGGATAGTGCTGAGCCTAAATCTATTGAAGACGTTTATCGAGGTGGGTATAAAAACATTTATCCCGCATCAAAGGGGTCGGATTCGATTCGTAATTCAATTGACACACTTCAACAATATACCATCAATATAACTAAAGCAAGTACTAACTTAATCAAAGAGTTTAGGTCCTGGCGTTGGGCGGTTGACAAAGAGGGTAAGCAATTAGGAACTCCAATTGACAAAGATAATCATGCCATTGACGCACTTAGATATATCGCTTTAAATAAGATTAATAAGTCATCTAAGATTGATTTATTATAAGTCCCTTTTATTAATTTTTAATACTTTAAAAAGATGAGATTTGAAGACCTAACAGTTCAACAATATATTAGCTTAGCAAAGTTACCTAAGGACCTAGAGCCATTGGATAAGATAGCTAATGAAATGGCTATTGTAACAGGCAAAGCACTTGAAGAGGTTGAATTAATGGACGTTAATTACATCATGTCTAAGATAGCATTCTTAAAACAAGTGCCTACTGAATTAGATTTCAAGCGTAAATTAAGAATAGGTTTTAAGTATTACAGTCCTTCAGTTGAACTTACTAATATATCTGTTAATCAAATGGTTGACTTCTATTCACTTTATAAGAATGAAGCACAATTGAATGAATTGTTAGCAGTTATTTACCGTCCAAGTAATGGAGCTTACCATGCTTCTAATCATTCCTATGTAGCCAACAAAATGTTATCTAAAAGAATAGGCGACGTTTTAGGGGCGGTTTTTTTTTCGCTAAGATTTTACAATCAATGCGAGAAACTTATACAGGAATATTTAGCGAAGAATCAAGAGTTGTTAGCGCAGACGATGGACGAGATACAGAACGACAAAGAGTTTCAGGATTTCTTGAGCAGTGGGGGTGGGAGTACAACATAGACCAATGTGTGCAAAATGAAAGGGTTACGTGGGAAGTGGTTTACAATTGGAATTTGGTACAGTTTATGAATAAGATTAGTTACTTAAAAGATAAAGGGAAATTTGAAATAGCGGTGAATGGCATTAGGTGATGAGATAGATAAAATACTTGTTGAGTTTGGGGAGTCGACTGTAAATGATGTTAGAGCTAACTTAGACGCTGCGGTGTCTTACGGTGGCCAAGCGTCGAGATTAAGTGCTAAGATTAACTACATACCGCCTCGTAATGTAAACGGTGCTATTGTTTTACAAATCGAAATGCCTAAGTACGGTTACATACTTGACAAAGGGCGTAGAGCTGGTGGCGAAATAAGTAGGGACGAAATAACATCATTAGAAAAGTGGATTGTAAGACGTGGATTAAAACCTAAGATGTCAGAAGCTCGAACTAAGATGTCAAAGGATAGGAAAGTTGCTAAGCCTATTAAAACACAAAATAGAGAAAAGGCGGTTAAACAGTTTGCCTTTGCCATAGCTCGTAAGATACAAAAGAAAGGACACTCACAACCTTACAAAGATAATAAGTTAGGTTTTTGGAGTAAAGTAATAAATGATGGTCGATTAGAAGAGTTGACACAAAGAATAAGTGAAGTATTAAAAACAGAAGTAATAATTGAAATAAACGATGGCATTAGTAGTTAGTCAAACCCCACAAATATACACACCCGCTTATAATGAGCAGATATTCGTTGCACTATCTAATCAGATAGCTATTAGTGATTTTTATTACTTAGTTCAATTTCAAGTAGGTGGCTCAATCATTTACACTAAAAAGATATTGCAAAGACCAGACGGATATTGCGTATTTGATGCAATTGAAGTAGTTAAGAATTATATTAAACATTCATTCAATCCAACTGTTACAGGAATAACTTATGCGACTGATTCTGCGGTGGCAGTTACCGTTTACATTAAAGAGTTTTATTCTGCTGCGGTTCAAAGTACTTACACTTATAACTATGTAGCGTGGAATGCTTGTTTAGATGCCGATACATTTAGCACTTACGATTATAGAGACTATGTAACTAATGGCGGTGAAATTAAATTACTTTCACCTAATGCAACTGAATACTTAGTGCCAAATGCTAAAATTGATATTAAGGCCGATAATTGGTTACACTTTTTTAAAGACGATTTTACTTATATTGACTTTGTTTTATACAGAGCAAGCGGTGCAGTAAAAGGTAGTTTAACTAAAACTATTCCAACGGGTGCTTATATTCATTACATAAATACGGGTGCTAAATTATGGGACGGCTCAGGTGTTACCGTTAATCCTACCGATACATTAGAAATAAACTTTGAAGGTGATAGTGGCGGTATGTCAACATCATTTACATTTACAGACGTTTGTTCAAAGTCAGTTCAATACAATGTTTACTATTACAAACGTAACGGTGGCATAGGATTTAAAACATTTGAATTAGTTAGTCAAGAAACAATGACTAAAAAAACTAATACAGTTAGAATGAATACCAAAACATTAAGCGGTGGCATTTATTCAGCTCCTACTTATAAAAGAGAAAAGAATGTTGTTTCAACTACTAGCCAAAAGTCAATTACCTTAAATACTAATTGGATTACAGAACAACAAGCTATTCAATTAAATGAATTATTTGATAGCCCTATGGTTTGGTTACAACTTGAAACAGGTGAATATAAACCTATTACAATAACTGATAATTCATACAAATTTAGCAAGCACGTTAATGATAAATTGTTTAACTATTCAATAACTGCGGATTACGATAATACAGAAACTAGACAAAGAGGTATATAATGGTTAGAACGAGATTAGAGATAGCAGATACAAGCGTACCATTTGCGGAACAGATACCTGTTAGTATTAATTATAATATTGCGGATGTTCGTGAGCCTGACAAGTTTAAAAGCTCATGGAGTAAAACTATTAGCCTACCAGAATCAAACGCTATAAACATTATTAGC